GCTCAACGCCATGCGCCGCCAGCGCCGCCGCCGCTTCGCCTGTAGCCCCTGCCAACTCAATCTCAGCGTTTACTAACTTCCAAACATCCTCGGACAACGTCACTGTCCACCTGTCGCTGTCCTCTACTGCCTGGCGGTACTCTGTATACGTCGTGCTTGTAGCCGCTGCTTCGACGGCAAGCTCCTGGTGTGCCTGGATATTGTCATATACCTTCTTTGCCAGGAGAGCCAGCCCTGCTATCACCGCAAGCGGCGCGATAGTCATCAAGGCGGCCCCTAACATCGTAGACGCACCGGTCAGTATCCCGACTGCGGTGACGGCCAGGCTAACGCCCCCTGCCAGCGCCGAGAAGAGGGGCGCAAGCGTACCTACCGTCGATACTATCGTCCCCAGGACAATCAGCACTGGCCCCAGCGCCGCCGCCAACGCCAGGACGACCACCACCACCTTCTTGGTGTGGTCGTCCATTGCCAGCAGCTTGTCCAGCCATTGCCCTGCCACCCCCAGCACCTTCAACAGGGGCGGCAGAAGCATTTCGCTGAAGCCCAGGGCCAGGGCCATCAGCTTGTTTTTGGCGTTCGCCATCTGTAGCGCTACGCTCTTCGTTTGAATCGCGAACGCCTCTTGCGTAGCCCCCGCTCCTTCGCTGGCCGCCTGCATGGCTGCTAGGTCGCCTTCGAACATCTCCGCGCCTTCGCCCGTCAATGCCAGCGCGCCGCGCAGCGCCATTGAGCTCAGCCCCAGTGACGCCATCCCTTCCGTCCCGCCGTAACCTGCCTGCTCCAGCGCCTGCAGCGTCCCCGCCAACCCCATCGAATCCAGCGCTGCCTGACCCGACTCAAAGCCGATCTGGCCTAGCGCATCCGCCATCTCTTTCGAGGGATCAATTAGCGCGAGGATCAGCATGTTGAGCGCGCGCGCTCCTTTATCAAAGCTGATGCCCTGCTTGGACGCCGTGGCAAGGGCCGCTGACACCTCGTCGAAACTGACGCCAGCCTGAGACGCCGTTCCCACTACGTAGCCTATCGAATTAGACAGGCCCTCGAATGTCCCCACGCCCACGTCCACGGTGCGGAACAGTAGGTCGGAGAAGCTTTGCGCCGACTCAGCGCCTTGCCCGTAGGCGTTTAGAGCAGCGGTCAAGGCACCGCTCGCCACCTCGGTCGTCGTCAAACCCGCACTGGCTGCCTTCGTCGCTGCCTCCAGCACTTTCATCCCAGCCGCACCAGCAAATCCCGACCCCTGGATGTTGTAGAACCCCGCCGCCAGCCCCACCGCCGTGTCTGTCGTCTTAGTGATGTCGGTAGACATCTCTACAAACGTATCTGACAGGGCCGCCATCTCAGCGTCGGTTTCCTTGGAGACGGATTGGATGTTGCGCATCTCTCGATCCAGGTCTGTCCCCAACTTCACTGCGGCTACGGCAGCGCCCAGGATGGGGACAGTGACGGCCAGCGAGAGCGTCTTCCCCGCAGCCTTCATGGCCGCGGATGCTTTATTTGCGAAATTTCTGACACCGCCAAGTGACTTATCCAGGCTGGCTAGAAAATCCTTATTATCAGCGATTAATTTTGTTCTAATACTTGCGGTGTCGATCGTGGCAGGCATATTAGCCTATTCCTTGGGTTCGCGCTTGTCAATATATCGCCCCCCGAGGAGGCGATTGATCCAAAACACCTTGGTAGACAACTGCTGGGGAGTCGGCCGTTGGCGTTCTGCTTCCTTGCCAAACTTCGGCATGAAGTCGGCCAGCTTGAAGGGGCGTTGTTTCTTCCCGCGGTGGACGTTGGCGACGGTCGAGGCGATTATGGCCGCCCGCAGGTCGGCGCGCGTCTCACCGAAGGGCTCCAGGATAGCGTATTCCTGCCATTCCCGCATAACGCGGTACGGCATACGGCGCGCCAGGGCATCGGGATTGTACACCCAATGCCCAGATTCCAAAGCCAGGCGGAAGAGAAACCGCCTGGCTGGGTTCATTCGTTTTTTGAGGATGACGTCTGCTCTGGCTCGCCTGCGGCCCTTGCGGCCTCGGCTCCAGCCTCGGCTTCGGCCGCGTATCTCTCGTCGAGCTCAACCAGGTCGACCTGGAAGGGCGCGCCGCAGTGGGGACACTCGACCGTCAGCAGGCGCTCCTCCTCAACGACTATCCCCGACAACTTTTGGATAGTGTCAAAGACGCGCCCGATAGCTCGCGAAGATTTCTTCGCCAACTTCTCCACATCCCCTTTGTTGAAGAGTGGAGTGCCGTCCTCAGCGATGGCCGCCCACGAGATAACCCTCATCCGCAGGCCCTTCGCCTTACGCAGGTCTCGGTTGCCCTTGGAATCCATCTGGCCGAATCCAATCCGTTCGACCTCGTCTGCGCTCAGCTCCCTCACCAGGAGAGTGCCGCCCCACTCCGGGACTTCGACCTCTCTGGTCTCGAAGTCTTCGGCTTGGAGGACGTCGTTCCGAGATAGGTATCCCATCGTTTACCTCCCTATTGATTTTGGTTATGTAACTGCGAGTGTCGGCTTGCCGGTGATCTTGATCGTCAGCTCGGCCGTCATGGACCCTTCCACGGCTCCCAGGTCATTGTCCATGCGGGTCACGAACCCCTCGAAAGTCCAGGTTGCGGTGCCGCCGCACATGCCAGGAGCCTGATACTGCCAGGTTGGGAGGGTGCACTGCTCGATGTCTTCGAACGAACCCAGCAGGCCAGTGCCCGCCGCGCTGCCGTGTGCGCTGTCGAGCGGATCGAAATTGAGCGCGAACGTTATCTCGCCCCCGTCCGCCACGCCTGGGAAGAACTCCTTGTAGTTGTTGGTTTGGTCGTGATCAACCGGGACTTCGACGGAGCCCCTACTGATGTTCGGCCCGCCGATATCGCCCACCTGGCCGATGTCGGTGTAGCTCGTGCCACCGGCATAGTCTACGCCCAAACTTGCTCCAAAAGTCGGATGCCTTGTCATTTTACACCTCCTGTGTAATTTGACAATCTGCCTTGTTTGACAAATTGCCTATGTTATAGTACTGCTTAACCAATCCTACCCCAAATCGCTGCAAACAACTGTTGATCTTCGTCCCACCAGGGTTGTCTCGGTAGGTGTAGCTCGTGCTCTACGTAAACGCTGGGGACCCAGAGAGACCGTGCCCCGAAGTCCTGTCGCACCCGCAGCTGATAGTCTACGTCCGAAGCGTAGTGGATGAATCGGTCGTCCAGCGCCTCTAGCCTCTGGATCGCCTCTGCCTTTATCAGCAGGCAGAAACCCGCCAGGTGGCTTACCAGGCGCGGTCTGCGGTGGTCACCCATTCGCCCCCCGTTCTGCGGCGCGGTTCGGCAAGGGCCTGATGGGCCCGCGAACCACACGGTCAATGCCTCACGCCTATCCATCTCCCGCTTCAGGATGGCGAGCCAGCCGTCAGTCAGCGGCATGGCGTCGTCGTTCAGCAGGCAAACGTCGCCAGCATAGCCCTCTAGTCCACGGTTGACAGTAGCAGTGAATCCTTCACCGCTTTCGTCGGCAACGAGGTCAACCTCGACGTTTGGGACTCCCGCCGTTGCCACTGCCCTCTGCGCTGTCTCCGCCGCTCGCCTCAGGTTCAGTGTCGGAATCAGTATCTTCATGGCCGTCCTCGTCGCCCTCCGCAATGTTTCCGCTGCTCACTTCAGGTTCAGCGTCGGCGGTGGTGTCTTCATACTCATGCCTCAGCAACGGGTCTATCCAGGTCACCGCCCCCTTGATGCCTGCGCTAAGCCTCTTTATCCCTTTGAAGCAGAAGGTCTCAAGTTCCGTGAGTACGCTGACTGGATCGCCAACCAGGTCGTCGTAGTCCACCTCGAACACCGGCCCGCTGAACCCTTCCAGCCGCCTCTCCAGGGCCGCTTCCCACTCGGAGAGTAGCGCTTCGGCCTCGTCGTCTGTCATCTTGAACCGCCCATTGTAGGCTACCTCGCTGTGCCGCTTGAAGGAAGCCACGTTCGCCTTCCAGTCCCGACGGACGCGCACCAGGCGGACGTCGCTAGCGCTTTCCAACATGGGCAGGATGAGATGCAGCACGAAGCATAGACGGGGCGACTTGATGCCCCATACAGGTTTGCGGCTGCAGATCCGCACCAGGTGCGCATAATTCTGCCGATGTCTCTGGGACAATCCTGCAGGCTCCCTTACGCCATAACGGGTGCCGGCCATGGTCTTGTTGATTGCACTCCAGCGCATGTCTTCATAGTACCCGCGTGGATTGGCGCGGTCGGCGGGTTGCAGAAATCCCTCGCCCAGGTCCACGCCCATGCGGAGCAGCGCACCAGCGACCGCCGAACTTCCACTTCTGGGTAAACTCAATATCACCACGCATCTTGAATTTGCCATTAACTATTTCCCTTTCGTGCCCCAAGGACACACTTAGGACTGAATCGCGCATACTCCTTCGGCAGGATGATCCCTGGCGGTGTCTGATACCAAATCTGTGAGCCGGGCAGGAATTCTTCGGCCTCAGCCAGGCTATAGACGTGACGGTGAAACTCTGAGTGATTGTTGATCGGCAGAGACCAGACTAAATAGCCAGGTATCTTCTCTGCCAAAGCCCTCGGTTTCTCAAGGTGCTCCAAAACCTCGAAGGCCACATATACGTCGGCCTGGGGTAGCACATCAACCGCTTCTAAATCGCAGACCAGGAACTCCACCCCTTCGAACTGTCTCTTGGCGAATTCTATAGATTCTTGGTCTACGTCCAGGCCGATCACCCTCTCAGCCAGGAATGATAGCAGGAAAGACCCGTAGCCCGTGCCGCACCCCAGGTCTACTACCGTCTTGCCGACGACGCCCGCCAGAGTCCAGTTGTAGCGGGCGATGTGGCTCTGCACCAGGTCAGGGCGCTCCCTCATTGATTTTGCCCACGGCACGACACGTTCACCCGTGAATTCCATCGCACACGCCCTCCACAGCCTTCCAGAACGCACCCACGGCGGCGTCGAACTCTAATGCTTCTGGCTTATTTGAAATCCACCAGCACGCTCCGATCCTGTCCTCGTTCACCAGCAGCTCGCAGCCAGCGGCCCACGCCTCGGCCACTGTCCGCCCGAACGCCTCGGGCCACATCGGGAAGGAGAAGAACTGCTTGGCCTTGCCCATCACGTAGGGCATCTGCTGGTACGGTATCGCCCCGTAGATGGTGATGAAGTCTGGCAGCTTGCCAAAGTTCATGTACCGATTATCGCCGTAGACATCCAGCTTCTCTTTGTTCCTCAGCGCCCAGTCCACAGCCACGTGGGCGCCTTTGAATACATCGGCACGACCCACGAAAATCGTTCCCCTGCGCTCTGCCGCTGCTAGGGCGGCTTCCCTGAAAGGCGTCAGGTTCACAGGCGGGGGGATGATGACGTGGGGACGGCTGAACGGGTAGTCGAAGAACGTTAACTGTATAGGGCTGCTGAAGATGAGCAATACCGCATTATCCAGCAGCCAACGGCGCAGCAGCGAGCTTCCCGCATACCACGGGTCCCTCACGTGCCTGATGACTGGCTTGAGCGCCAGCTCCTCGATCCACCGCGCGCCGTAGGTTGTGGAGTTCTGGATGACAAAAATGTCTATGTCTTCAGGCGGGCGTTTGTTGGGTGGGCAATGGACGATTTCAGCCCAAGCCGGAACGTTGCCCAGCAGCGCGGCGTAGCTCAATTCGGAGCCACCAAAGATGCCGATGTGAGATTGCAACCAGCCGATTTTTACCATAGCGTCTGCTCCAATTCGCTTATGAACGGTTGCCAGTGCTTCTCCCACACCATGTCCCAGTTGTAGTTCTCCTGAACGAAGGCGATCCCCTCGTCCCTCCCCCGCTCACGTTTCTCCTCGTCCCATCTATAGACATCTTCCAGCGCGTCCACGATGCGTTCTATAGAAGGGATCGCCCAAAAGTACGAAAGCTGAGGCAACCACTGTGGTTGTAACGGCTCGATGATCACCCCGTTGGCTACCAGCTCTGGCATTGAGGAGCAGTTTTGCACAATGACGGGACACCCGCAAGCCTGGGCCTCTATGATTGGCAATCCAAACCCTTCGGCGCGACTCGGCAGCAGCATCACGTCCGATGCTTGATAGATGGCCACCATGTCGTTGTCCGGCACCCCCACAGCCAACGCGCCCTGTTCAGGGAAGGCGATACTGTTCTTGGGTATCTTCAGTTCCTTCATCAATTGGTCAAAGTAGACGCCAGATCCGCCACTGCCACGAGGCTTCTTCGATGTGTGACAGTATAGTAAGGCATCAATATGATTCTCGCGGAAGCGGGCAAAGGCGCTCAGCAGCTCGGGCCACGACTTGCGCGGCGGAAAGCCCTTATTGGCGGCCACCGTCGTTACCAGGAAGACGTCGGGCGGGATGCCGAGGTGCTGGCGAGCCTCCTGCCTATTGTCCTTCCACGCGAACAGTTCTGTGTCGATCGCGAGGGGCACGTAGGAGGCTTTCACGCCAACCTTCTCTAGCTCCTGAAGGCCGAACTTACTGAAAGCTACGGTGTAGTCAACTGTCCGCAGGCGCTCTAGCATGGGCGAAGAGACGGGCGCGCCGTCCACGGGCACCATGGCCACCCAGGGGCAGGGCAGTCTCCGCCTGGTGTCCTTGGGCAGTGCCCAGATGTCGTACAGGCTGAGCACCACGTCGGCCCCGAAGTGACTGGCGTAGTAGCCTATCACGTCGGCGTTTTGGCCTTCCTCGTAAAGCGGGTAGATGACCGTGCCCTGCCAGGCCAGGCTAGCACCACCCACACCGAAGTTGGCGGCCACTGCCACATCATGGCCGGCCTGCTTCAGGCGAGGGATTAGGCCGCGTATTTGACCGGCGTACCCCGTCCCGATATGGGGGCTATTCGTCCAGATTAGCCACTTCATGCGTCAACCCTTTACACTGAATGCTCTATCCGAATATCCACTATCTGCTTGTACACCTTGAGCGCGGTATCATAGTCGGCTATGCGATTGGCCCTGAACGCCCAGCCCACCACGCTGCCGCTGCTCCAGCCGTTGAAGGCGGCCTGCACCTGATCAGCGAGGTCAGCCGCGCCGTCGCTCGTATCATCATAGCAGTCAAGCTGAACGCGGGATACTTCTCGCGTCGTGGGCGCATCGTGGTCTCGGTAGTCACTGTCGTCAGCGGAGATTCGATGGTAGACGATGAGGGGATAGGTTGGGCTTTCTGGCACGAGGTCGGGATAGACACGGGCGCCCACGAGCGCCAATGTCCCCGCATGGCCTGTACAGCGGCTATAGACTGTTTCCCTTACGCCCATGCTTCCCTAACCTTGGTCTATATCATAGGGGAGGGGCTTGCCTGATAAGCACCCCTCCCCCATACACTGTATCAGTCGCCATCGGCCGGCGTGCCCATTTGGTTCACAACCAGCCATCCGCCGACATTGCTCACCAGCCAGATGCACTCGTATTGGTCATCAACCACGCAGGCATCCCCTACGGCATTTGTGCAACTGAGGATCTGCTCATCAGTTTCAGGCTCGACCCTGATGTCGTGATCATCCTCAGCGAAAATGCCGAATGTAACACCCGCCCCGATTGCACTCGAGTCGGGCAACGTAACGTAGATCATCCCCGACACGCCGTCGTTGATGACCAGCGTCCCGCTATCCGCGGCCGCCAGCGTCAACGAAGCGGCCGTATCAACGACCCACTGGCGAAAGCCCAACATCCCATCCGTCACCACTTCTTCGTCTGTCGCGTTGCTCCAGGTTTCATCGTTTTCCATGGTAATGTCGTCACCGACACTCAGGGTGCTAACCAAAGCTGTTGCACCCGTCACGTCCAGCGTGCCAGTGATAACCGCATTGTCAGCGATAGTCAAGTCCCCCACCAGGTCGATGAGGTCGCCCTGCAAGTAGCTTTCATCCTCGACCGAAACGTAGCTAGTAGTTTGGATATAACTTACCACCTCCAGCGAAGCCGTCACATCCATGTCGTCGGCTACGGTAAAGTCACCTGTGCTGTTGGAAACGTCGCCTTGCGCGTCCAGCGTTCCGGTGACGACCGTGTTATCGGCTAGTGTGAGGTCAGCGCCATAGCCGCCCCACAGCCCACCCTCGAAGTTGCTCAGGTCTTCTGCCGATACGTAACTGGTGCTCCATATCGGGATAGATAGTGACATCGCATTGGCAGTAATCTCAATCACGTCGCCCCCGGCGATTTCCACGTCTATCTCGTCGTCAGTGTCGGCGCAGATTGAGCTGGTGCCAGCATCGTCTAGGTCCAGGCAGTTGCCACCCAGGTCGAGCAGGCTGGCGGTGAAGGTGTATTCTTCTGTAGCATCAATGTTCAGTATGACGCTGCCATCGGTAACATTGTCCCAGTATTCGTCCTCTTCCATGTTGATGTAGCCGTCTGCAACATCAATAGCAGGTGTGCCATCAATGCCGAGGACGTAGAACCGCGAACCCCCGGTATCATAGAGTCCATAGTCCCCGGCCGAGTCGGAGTAGAAGTAGACATCTTTGCCAGCCCCGTCGTACCCGAACAAGGCACTTGCAGTGGTCACGGTGAGAGTGTCGGCTACGTAGAGGCCAGTATTGATCTCTGCATCACCGTCTACGCCCAGGTCGTTATCATCATCGGCAACCTTATAGGTTCCAGTACCGATGTTAGTCAGGGCGCCATCAATCGCAAACGGTCCGGTCGAGGTCAGGTTTACATCCACGCCGCCAGTGTTGGCATCAATCTGTACGCCGCCAAGTGCCGTGTCATTGCCATCCAGATGGATCGCAGTGCCCGCACCCTCGCTACCGATGATATTGACACTGCCAGTCTCAGCATCAACCGTGATGTCGCCTCCTGCCGTACTGAAGTTGGAAGCCAGGTCAGCGTCAATGCTCGCGCCGCCTGTTATATCCAGGTCAAAGGCGACGCCCCGCACATTGACAGAGGTACTAGTCGTCCTTCCCAGCGTAGTAGCCCCTGTGCCGCCGCCAGCAAACGTGCAGCCCGCATTTGCGTCAGCATCCGTACAGGTGTACGTCCCGTCGCTATCATTTGAGTTGAGGATCACGGTATCGTCCGTCGCGCCGACCGAGAGCGAGTCGTCAGTACCAGCAATCAAGTTGTCACCGATGTTGATGGCGTTGTCGATGTTCGCAGCACTGGCATCTACCGCGTCCGTGAGGCCAGAAGCCACTCCCGCCGAGGTGAAGATGACGCCATCCGTACAACCACCAGCCACGGTTACGGCACAGGCATAGCTCAGCCCGTACTCATAGCTGCCAGCAGCCTCGACGCCAGTGTTGGCTGCGGCGATGCTGATTCCCCGATTGTCGCCATCCGCATCGCTTCCAGTCATGGTAAAGATAGCCGCATACTGGTCCGTCCCCGTAGCAGCCCCATTATTCTGTGTAGAGGCGACGTTCAGGGCGCTCGTGTCAGCCGTGATACTGGCCATGTTAATGTCAACGGCTCCACCCGTTTGAGTCTGGGCAATCGTCGAGCCGTCCACCGTTACCTTGCCAGCGGCGGGAAGCGCAAAGCCTCCAGCACCCCACCACCGCGTGCCTTGTGTTACCACTTCCCCCGCAGCGCCTTGCTGATATACCAAGCTGCCCACGGTTACTAACAGAGCCAGAAGAGCCAGCCCGATAGCAATCCTACTTCTCATTTTCTCTGTCATGTTCATGTTGCTGCTACCTCCTCGATAAACTCTAGCACCACGTACCCGGCACCTGCAGACGCCGCGCCAGCCGTGTAGGTGATGACAATCGGTGTGGCTGCGTCGACGGCCTTCGAGTCCGCGATGACCTCTACGTCCTGCGATTCCCCTGCAGGGATCGCCCCGTCAAGATTCGCCTCGGCGGTCGTGACCAGCCAGTCAGCATCGCCAGACTTGCCAATCGTGAACGCAGTCAGCGTGTCCCAGGCGGTCGTCCTCGCCACGTAGACCGCGGTGATGACCGAGTTCGCCGGCACGGTGCCCAGCGCAGTCGAGGCGTCATCATCCCACGCGATGGCAGCCAGTAAGAGCTGTGGCGCGCCCGTGAGCGCTGCCACAGAATCCAGCAAGTCTGTGATCCAATCATACGGGTCGCGTTGCAGGAATTGAGCCTTTAGCCACGCGAGTGTGCGTTCCGTCATTTTGTACCTCCTAGTTTCAGTACTTTAGTAAAGTATCTCGAAAGCTCTACTGTCATCTCCCAAACCGCTTCGTTTTTCTTCTCGTCAACAGCAGGGCGCAAATATGGCCTGGGCGGAATCGTATAGGTTTCGGAAAGTGCCAGGGCCTTCCACATGGAGGTTCCAGTTTCAGAATATTTTGCCCAAAAGAATCGCCGTTGCCTATCCGTGATCTTGAACGTGCCGCCGTACTCATGAATTGCGGAATAAGGCACGCTATCGCTGCCAACCTGTACGTCAACGCGGTATTGGTTGATAGCTATTGCACGCGCACTGTCATACAGGTCGCCTGAATCATAGAGCTCCCTCTCCAAGATATTCCTCTGCGTCTGGTCAAGGATGACATCTGCACCCTTCCTCAGTATCTCGACAAGGTTAGGCGGCTTGACGCCCCGCGCTATACGCGTCAGGTCGCTCTCAAAGTCACCGGTCATCACCTTTGCAGTGATAGTCGTCACGTCGTCTCCATTCGGCTGAGCTCAACTCGCCTCCACTCGCTCCAGCTTCAGGCTCAGGTGGTGCGCGTTACCCTTGATGTCTCGGCGGCTCAGTATCTCCTCAATGGTGAACGGGCCGGCCTCTATGGTATCGCCGTCAGCATCCTCTATGTCCGTGATGCGGTCGTCCACTGCCACGTCCTCGCCAGTATCGCAAAGCCAAGTGTGCGCCTTGACCATCACGAAGCCCTCCGATGGACTGGCTATCTCCTCGCGCTCCTCGACGAACCGCCCGGCCATGGTGCCGACGTCAGACCAGGATTCCTGCGGCTCGCCGCTGGAGCTCTGAGCGGTGCCGCCATCACGCTCTACAGTACAGCTATGCGTAAACCGATGCTTCAGCCACTGGCGCGCCATATTAGCCTTCTTCGTCCGCGTCGTAGGAGATGTCCTTGTAGCTCCAGACCTGGAAAGTGGCTCTCTTTAGCCCGGCCCGTGCCAGGATACCAGAGCAGTCCAGTGCCAGGGCCTGCTGGCCATAAAGCGAAGCCTTCAGACCCTCCCCGTCCTGTCCCATCCAAGTCACTGACGCCTCGGCGATCTTCTCTGACTTCGGCTGGCGCTCGTACATGGTCAGGAAGTGCGCAGCCAGTAGCTTCTGAATCTCCAGAAGCGCAGCGTCGCCGCCGCAGTTCCCCAGCTCGCCGTCCAGTGCTATTGTGCGGACGTAGGCCATGTTGATGAAGTTGTTGATCACGGCGTCGCTCAGATCGGTGTCTATGATCTCCTTCACGTCGTCGGCGTCAACAACTGCACCAGAATTGATCGTGGCCATGTCTAGTCCCCTTCAGTTATAGGCCATATGTATCACGCGCTCGAATAATGGGCGATTCCGGCGTACCCTGCGTAGTCCGTCTTGAGTCGCGGCACGGCAG